CCCAGCCAACGGAACTCCCCGCAGAAGACACCCCCCCACCTCACGAAGACACTGCCGGAAAACGCAGGCGCACCCAGCGCCGTGGCAGCTTCGTGAACTCATGGTGACAATTACGGCGGGCGAGACATTCAATGTTACGGTATCGGCAGACCCAGCCGCGACCGTCCTTGTGCAATTCGCTGGAATGCAGTCGCGCAATGTCGCAGCCACCGGCACGGCAGGAACCTTCATCGCTGCCGCAAATACGAGCGGCTGGATTCCCGGACATTACATCTGGGAGGCATGGGCAACGGTCGCCGCACACCGCGCCCTCGTCGGAACCGGCGACCTCCTCATCCGCGAATCCGCGGCCACACTCGCCCCCGGTGCCGAGGTTCGCACGCAGGCCCGCATCGCCGTGGCGCACATCCAAGCCATGCTCGCAGGCGGCGCAACGCTTGAGGCGAAACGCTACAAAATCAACAACCGCGAACTGGAACGCCACAGCATCGCTGAACTCCTGCAACTCCTCTCGTTCTGGCGGCGTGAGCTGTCCCGCGAGTCCCGCCTCTCATCCGGCATCTCGTCCATCGGCCAATCCATTTCTGTCCGCATCTAACCATGGGCCTCCTCGACTTTTTTTCCCGCACCACCACGAAGAAGCCCGCCCAAAGCCGCGCCGATCAGCCTCGCCTCTGGTCGGCGCGGTCCATTCTTTCCGACACCATGGGGAGCTTCGCCAGCGCTGGCATGCCGCAATCCGCCGGGGCAGGCCGTCTGGAATCCACATGGGCAGGCACACCGACCACGATTGACGCATGGATTTTTCAATATTGGAGCCGCATCGTTGCCCGCTCCCGTGAGCAGGCAGAGAACAACGACCACCTCAAAAAGTTTATGCAAATGGCCCGCGACAACATCGCAGGCCCGACAGGCTTCACCTTCAACGCCCAAATCCGCGACCCAAGCGGCACGATGGACACCGTGGCCAGCAGCGCCATCGAGGATGCCTTCGCCGATTGGAGCAAGCGCGGCAACTACGACATCACCGGCCAACTCTCCCGCGCCGATGGCGAGCGGCTGGCAGTGACCACCGCCGCGATGGATGGCGAGGTCATCTGCATCAAGAAGTATGGCGAAGACCTCAACAAGTGGGGCTTCGCTGTCCAGTTCATCGACCCCGTTTTGCTCAACCCCACAAAGTGGGAAAAATTGAACAACGGCAACGTGATCCGTCACGGGATCGAGTTTAATCCGAACGGTCGCCCGGTGGCCTACCATTTCCGAAACTACGACGAAATGATGATGGGCTATGTGAACCACAACGGCGAGAGCTTCCAGCGCGTTCCCGCCGATCAGGTCATTCATCGTTTCTTGCCAGAGCGAGTCGGCCAAAAGCGCGGCCTCCCGTGGGCACGCACAGCCCTCTGGCGCATGCGCATGCTTGCAGGATTCGAAGATGCCGCCGTGGTCAACGCTCGCGTGTCTGCCAGCAAAATGGGCTTCTTCAGAAACCTCGATGGCGACAGCGACGACATCCTCGAAATGGACGCCGAACCCGGCAAGTTCGAGGACATCGGCAACCGCGAATTTATCCCCTACACGCCGCAATTTCCTGACCAGGCTTTCGACCCCTTTTGCAAAGCGATGCTCCGCTCGATTTCATCCGGCCTCGGTGTGTCTTACAACAATCTCGCCAGCGACCTCACGAGCGTCAATTTTTCCTCCATCCGTCAAGGCGCACTGGACGAGCGCGAAGTGTGGAAAGGGCTTCAAGAATGGCTCATCAGCGGCTTCGTCCTTCCCATCTACGAAGCATGGCTTGAGCGTTCACTCCTCGCCAACAAAATCCTCATCGCTGGCAAGCCTCTCAAATTCGACCGCCTCGAAAAATACAAACAAGTCGCATTCACCGGACGCCGCTGGGCATGGATCGATCCATCCGCAGAAATGGCCGCGAACGAAAAAGCCATCTCGCAAAAGCTCAAATCCCGCAGCGAGATCATCCGGGAAACCAGCAACCGAGACCCCGAAGACGTTTGGAGCGAGATCGAGCGCGAAGAAATCGAAATGAAAAAGCGCAACATCGTGCCGCTTGTCCCCGCAGGCGCAGCCGCCCCCGTGGCACAGCCCGAACCCCAGCCATGAGCCAGCCCTTCGACATCACCATTCCTGCCGGCGAGTCGTTCTTTTTTGAGATCACGCTGAAGGAATCCACCGCGCCCAATGCCCTGCCCATCAACCTCACCGACTTCACCGCCGCCGGACAACTCCGCGAAGATTGGGACAAGCCCCTCCTCGCCGACTTTGCCGTCTCCTTCCCGCTGCCTCGCACGAGCGGAAAGGTGCGTGTGCTCCTCACAGACGAGCAGACCAGCGCCCTGCCTGTCAGCCGCGCCCGATACGACATCTATGTTTCGGACCCCTACGGAAACAGCCGCAAAATCCTCGAAGGCATCGCATACATCGAGCGAGCCATAACCCGCACTACCTGACCTATGGCATTCGTCGATCTTACCCTTGTTCCAAACACTCAAGTTGTCGTCGCCCCCGGCATCGCCCTCCCCATCGGCAGCGGAGCGCAAGGGCCTGCTGGCACCGTGGCCATCGGCAGCGTCACGCAGCTCGCCACAGGCACAGCCCCCACCGTGGCCAATGTTGGAAGCCCTACGAATGCAGTTCTCAATTTCGGCATCCCCCTCGGAGCGCAAGGCCCAGGTGGAACGATAGCCGTTGGCGCAGTGCAGACCATCGCGGGCAACCAACCCGCCACCATCTCCAATGTCGGCACGCCACAAAATGCCGTCTTAAATTTCGCCCTCCCTCGCGGCCTCTCCTCCACCATCGCAGTCGGCACCGTCTTCATCCTGCCCGCAGGCGCAACGCCCACCATTGCCAATGTCGGCACGCAGGAAAACGCAGTTCTCAATTTCGGCATCCCGTCACCAGCACCCGGCCCGAAGGGCGATGCGGGCGAACGAGGCCCAGCCTTCGTTTACGGATCGCTCTCATTCATCTCGGATGTCTCGGACGATCACTTGACGCACTGGATCGGTCGCGCCAGCGCAGGCACCGGCACGGATCAGCCGGCGTGGACGATCACCAAGAGCGTCTTCACGCCCAGCGGCGAACTCGTCAGCCGAGGCGTAGCCGCCTCCGCAGTCTGGGACACGCGCGAAACTGCCAACTATGTCGCCGGGGCCGTCTCCACCAGCGAGATCGACGCAGGCTTCTTCTAAAAAACTTAGCCCAATATCACACCCGCCCCGCCTCTCCACGATGCGCAATTGGGCGGGTTTTTGTGCCCTCTCCCCCTCCGTGTCCTCCGCGCTCTCCGTGGTGAAAAACGCACGGAACGCCCCGCAGAAGACACGGATTTTTCGAGCGGCAAAATAACGCCCGTCCGACCACCGGACATCGCAACCACAACCACCACCACACAAAAAAATCATGTCTGTCCCAATTCGTATTCGCCGCCGCCAATCCGGTTCCGCCGGAGCACCCGGAGTCCTCAAGTCCGCCGAACTCGCATTCAACGAAGTTGATGGAATCCTCTACTACGGTAAAGGTGCCGACGCATCCGGCAACGCTACACAAATCGTTGGCATCGGCGGCAACGCCTCCAGCAGCTACGCAGACGGCATCGTCGCCACAGAGCAAGCCGCACGCATCGCCGCTGACAGCACACTGACCACAAACCTCGCCAGCGAGGTCACACGGGCACAGGGCGCAGAAAGCACGATTTCCACGAATCTCTCGAACGAGATCACCCGTGCGCAAAACGCCGAAGCAGCCCTCGGAACTCGGATCGACAATGTTCTCTCGAACGTAACGCCCGGCTCGCTTGATTCGCTTTCGGAAGTGGTCGCCGCTTTCCAGACCGCCGATTCCAGCTTGAACGGAGCAATCACCAGCCTCGCATCCAGCGCATCCACAAACCTCACAAACGAGGTAAACCGCGCCACCGCAGCGGAAGCCGCCCTCGCTTCGGACATCTCCGACATCGAGACAGCCGCATCGGCTCTCACCAGCCGCGTCACCAGCGCCGAAGGCAGCATCACCTCAAACGCCTCCGCGATCAGCGCCGAGTCCACAGCTCGCGCAGCCGCGATCAGCGCAGAGACCAGCGCCCGCCAATCCGCCATCAGCTCAGAGGCCAGCACACGCCTTGCAGCCGACGACGCCTTGAGCGCCCGAGTGCTCGCCCTCGAACCCCTCCTCACGGAGATCGACGGCGGCTCGTTCTAAAGCAACGGCCCAATGGGGCCGGTCAACCTCGTGTCCATACATGACGACCGGCCTTTCAAAATCTACCGAGTCCATACTCATGCCAGTTCCAATTAAGCCTAAAAAAACCGTCGTGCCGGGTCGCATCCCCAGCACGGCGGATTTATCGCTTGGAGAAGTCTGCATAAATTACGCAGACATCAAAATC